AACAAAGGGTCCTTCAACTGTTTATCAACAGGCTCGCTGCGTTCAAAAACCGCTGCATAGCATGATGAGGAAACATGGGATCTTCCGTCTTATTGGTCAAGAAATTTCACTTGACTTTATGAAGGAATGGTATGTAGGAGCTCGGCTTGATAAAGGCCATTTTCTAGTATCTGGTGACTATAGTGCTGCGACCGACGGTATGCATCCTCGATTAACTGATTACTGTTCGCAGTGGATCAGGAATAATCTGCCTTTGACATATCCTCAAAAGGAAAGTGTCCGTCTTAGTCTAGGACCGCATATGATTGCGTATCCTGATGGTAGTGATCTACCCTCCGTGTATCAAACATGGGGTCAATTAATGGGCTCTCCATTATCCTTTATAGTTCTATGCTTAGTAAACGCCGCCCTTTGTTGGGCCAGCGCAGATTATTGCGAGGAACTTAAACACGGCAAACAGAATTATCTGCCGTATAAGAAGTGGTTGGAGCAATATCGACCGTTATTTAACGGTGATGATACAAGTTTCATTAGCAATGACTTTCATTATAAAATTTGGCGACAAGTCGCCGCTTGCTGTGGAATGAATCCATCCCCAGGAAAGAACTTTACCTCCCGGAAGTTTGTCCAACTCAATTCCCAATCATATTGGGTTGAATGTGGATATTCCGAAAGTGATTCTTATCATGGAAAGGAAATCCAAGATCTAAGCACTATTTTTGTGCTGAATCCGGGACTCGTTAAGGGTCAAGGGAAAGTCTTGCAGGATGGTAGAAAGGTGAAGCTCGAGGAACAGAGCTTGAGTTGTGCAGTTGATCAACTGGAGAGGTCTTTATTAGGGGCTAATGCTGTTCAGAAAATTATCATTTATGATCTTTTTTTGAGTCACATGGTTACTAAGCTTAAGTCGTCTAAGAGATCTTGGTGTTTACCGAGATGTCTGGGCGGACTAGGACTTCCTTTTGGTACAAGTACTGTTTCGCAATTGAGAATTGCGAATGTTCTTCTAAACGACCCCTCAAGAATACAGAGGTGGACGCAGGAAAATAAGCTCAAGCCAACTTTCCAAAAGTTAGCTAATATGTGTCGTGACGACGTTACTGAACGTCTTGGTGTTGAGTATGGCTGGACCGGTATTCATGTCTCTTCCGGAAGGGAGAAACTGAACGAGATATTACCCGAATTGGATAATTTCTTTATTGGCGGCCATCACTGTAACCGAGATGCTCATAGTTGTGTCGATAATTTTTCTAAAGCTCTGGACAAAATTCAAAGTCCGGAGTTTGATGATATAGGACCATTAAGTGAAAGGGTCATTGACTGGGTTCGTGTTTTGGGAATGAAGGCGCTGGAGCCTCTCGCTTCCGTCAGTATGCAAATACTTGGCGGTACAAGAGGTTTTGGAGGCAATGTTAACTCCGGTAGTAAGAATGGAACTTTCTTTTTAGATCGTTTCTTTCTCTCAACCGATGTAATACAAAATTACCCCGAAAAGGATAGTATTGGTACTTCACACATTTTTTGTGGTGAAGTTAACTCTACTTTCCATACGGACGAGGTCAGCGGACTAGACGTTTTCAATGATGAAGACATGCCTTGGGGTGTTGAACAACTCCTTGGAATTCTTTGTCATTAGTATTCGAACTTATACCAGTGGGTTCACTTAAGATTCTGCCTAAATACTTGGCAGGACGCCCCTGAGGGGGGTCTCCGAAAGGAAATTTGAATTATGATTGCATCTTGCATTAGATTCTTT